TGACGGTGGATTGCACGGAGGCCGACGAGAAGCTGCTGAATCTTTCGCTCAATAACCCGCTGATCCAGGGCGAGTTCATCGAGCAGATCGGCGAGTATATCGCCGCCCTCCAGGGGGAGCTGCCGAAGGACTCGGCGTTTCTGGATATGCGGATCGCCGAGCTGGCCGGTGACATTGCGTCGCTGAACAAAGGGGGACTGACGCCCGACGACCAGGTGCCGGAACGGCCAAAGAAAGCGAAAACGAAGCGCGGTGACTTGTATATTCTCGGTGAACATAGATTGCTCTGCGGCGATTCGACCAAGGTGGAGAATGTGGCTTATCTAATGGATGCACAGAGGGCTCAAGCCATGATTTCTGACCCGCCTTTTGGCGTAAGAGATGAGGAATGGGACAAATTTGGAGGTGATGATGGCTTTAGAAAATTCACAGAAATATGGGTTTCGAACGCTTCTGGAATTGCAGATGTAGTTGTGACTTTTATGGCAGACAGGAATTTACCAGCAGTTCGAGCAGCGGCGGAGATCATTGGTTTACCTTATCGGCGAGCACTTATTTGGCGCAAGCCACCGGGTTCCCAATTTGCAGGTGCGAGTTTAGATGGATTTTGGTTTGATTTTGAATTGGTCCAAGTTTTTGGTAAACCAAAGTTCAAACCACGAAAAGATACACGCATGGCTTGCTTGGAATATAGAACAGTGACAGGGCAAGATCATGGCTGCGAGAAACCTGTAGAACTTTTGATGGATTTGATTGAAGGATATGTGGAGCCTGAAAATATTGTTGCTGACTTTTTTTCCGGTGTTGGCACGACTCTGATCGCCTGCGAGAAGCTCAATCGCAAATGTTTCGGCATGGAGATTGATCCGATCTATTGCGATGTCATCGTCAGGCGGTGGGAGGAGTTCACAGGCAAGAAGACGGAATTGATTCGGGGCAAATGACTCAAGGCAAACAGGATATCACGGCGATTGCCCGCAAGCAGCGGCATCTATCGCTATTGCGGAAGGTCAAAGAGAATCAGACTCTGATCGCTGCGGAACTGGGGGAGCTTCAGGGCTATGAATCACAACCTCCATCGACAAAAGAAAATCGCAAATCGCAAATCGCAAATCATAAATCTCAGCGGTCCCCGCTAACGGAGGCGGAGTCGCAGCGTCTGGGTTACGAGTACAAGGACCTCGCCGAGGCGGACGCCGCCAGCGGCATTCGGCCGAATTTGTCGAAGTACTTCTCGCGGCATCCGCGGCTTCGCAAGGCCTACGACCGCGGGCGGCTGCTGCGGTACCTGGTGGAGCTGGCGCCGAAGGCGTTGATTTACGACTCGGCGCGCCGGATGAAGGACCTGGGCTTTAGCCAGTTCGAATCGGCCCAGAATTTGCGGGATTTTCTCGACGGCGACGCGGAGGCGCGGGAATTGTGGGAGACGGCGAGAGTCAACGCCTGGATCAAGAACCGCGAATCGCTGGAAAAAAAGGCGGGCGAGGGCGACGTGGCGGCGATCAAGCTGATGGAGCGATGGGCCCAGGACCGGCAGCGCGAGACCGGCGAGCCGGGGGCGGCGAATTTCAGCCGGGTCGGGGTCAATCAAACGGCCGAGCTGCTCCACGTGACGCGGGAGACGATTCATGAATGGCGCACAGAAAAGGGCTTGCCGGTGAATATCGACGGCACGTTCGACCTATATCGGGCGATCCCGTGGTGGGGAGATTTCAAGCTTAAGCAAGCGGTGCGGGGTCGTGACGCGGTCAGCCCGCTTAACCCCTTTCAGGCGGTCAAGACGGAACGCGAGCGCTTGCAGCTCGAGAAGGACCGCGGCGAATTGATCGAGCGCGAGGCGGTGATTGCTTTTCAGGTCGTGATGATGCAGAACGTCGTCAACGCCTTCCACGGCGCCGCGGACCTGGCCAATCGCGTCTTCGGCCAGCCGCGTGAGGAGATCGTCGCCCGGCTGGAGGAGTTCGGCGATGAGGTGATGGCGAAATTTCAGCACGTGCCGGCGGAACTGAAGCTCTCGGATCGGGCCCTGACAAAGCTGACCGAGTTGTACGAGGCAATCAAGCCTCAGAGGGATGCGGATAAATTAGCCACAGAGGACACAGAGATCACAGAGAAATGATTCAAATCGAAAATCGAAAATCAGAAATCGAAAATCTGCGAAGCGAGGCGCTTCGCTACTTCCGCCCCATGGCGATGCCGGTGGAGGTTCTGGGGGTCCTGGCGCCGCGAAGAAAAGAGCACATGTTGGACTGGATGCAGCAGTATTACATCTTGCCGGAAAAATCCAGCCGCATCAAGGGGCCGTGGCGGCTCTCCGTGACGCCGTACTGGCGGATCGTCATCGAATGGCTGTGCGATCTGACGACGCGGGTGATCTGGGTCCTTGCCTGCACGCAGTCGGGCAAATCGACCATTTTCGGCGGCTGGATGGGCTACATCATCGACGTGGACCCGGGGCCGATGAAGATCGTACTGCCCGATGAGAAGGTCGTCAAAAAACGAATCAAACGCCTCAAGCCGGCGTTCGAGAGCAGCCCGCGAATCCTGCGCCACTTGGGCGGGGACATCCGCAATCTCTTGATCGGCGAGCCGACGGACCTGGACAATATGCAGTTGATTCTCGCCTGGCCGACCAGCCCGATCACGCTTTCGGACGATCCGTCGCGCTACATCGGCGGCGACGAGGTGGCGCTATGGGTCGCCGATATCAAGGAGGACACCGACGCGATCAGCCTGCTCGATAACCGGGTCCGGACGTATCAGACGATCAGCAAGCAGTTCTATGTCACCTCGCCGAAAAACAAGGGCGACCTGGCCGACATCAATTTCGAGAATTGCCAGAAATGGACGATCCATATTTGCTGCCCTCGGTGCGGCCTGTATCACGAGGCGAGCTGGTGGAACGTAAAACTTGATAAGAATCCGGATAAAACGTTCCTGCCGGCCGCCCACTATACCCGGGGCAAGGTCCGTCATAGTCACTACACCTGCCCGGCCTGCGCGGGCCGATGGTCGGAATTGGAGCGTAAGGCGGCGATCTCAGCCTGCCGGGCCTGCCCCGAAGGCTGTAGCATCGGAGCCGACGGCGAAATCGTCGGCGATTGGGAGGACTCCACGCATAAGGCGCTGCGCGTGCCGGCGGTCCTGGTCGATCCGATGTTCACGACGGTCGATCAGCTCGCGTCCGAGTGGGTCATCGCCGACGCGCACCGCAAGGCGGGCAATATCCTGCCGCTGCGGAATTTCTGGAACAATCAAATGGCCGAGGCCTGGGAGCAGCGGGAGCGGGCGACGAGCCTGACGGAGCTCCAGAAGCACGTGGGGGAGTACTCGATGCAGAATCGCCTCGTGCCGCGTAAGGTGCAGATGATCTGTCACGGCATCGACGTGCAGATCGACTGCGTCTGGGTCGTCACCAAGGGGTACGGGTTTCGCAACGAGCAGTGGCTGCTGTGGGCGGGCCGGCTGGAGACGGGCCATACGGGCAAGGCCGAGAACTGGGACCTGGTCGAACAATATGTCCGCAGCGAATGGGTCTCAAAGGAGGATGAAATCGTTCGCTATTATGCCAGCCGGGCGGCGGTGGACTGCCGCTATCAGCGAGATGAGGAATCGGCGGTGGTCTATGATTTCTGCCTGCGCTTCCCGGAAGGGGCCGTGATCCCGGTGATGGGCTACGGCCGGGAGCGGATGCACGCCAGTCTCTATAAGGCCCGGCCGGTGGCCGGCAAGGCGATGCGGCGCTTCGATCTGAACGTCGATGCGGCCAAGGACCGGCTTTGGCAGGCGATCTACGACAAAGAAAAAGAGCCGGGCCCGGGCTATCTGCACCTTCCGAACGATCTGCCCGAGTCGTTGGCTCGCCAGCTCGCCAGCGAGGCCCAGCTCATCAAGCGGGCCCGCAGCGGCCGCGAAATGGTCGTCTGGGTCAAAAAAGAAGGTTATCGCGAGAACCATATTTGGGACGCGAATCTCTACTGCGATCTGGCGGCCGAGCTGTCCGGCGTCTTCAGCCTTCAGGATATGGACTATGTCCAGGCCGTGAGGGGCCGGTTGCAAAAACGCCAGGGCCAGCCGAAAGAGCCGAGTGGATATTGGGATGGAATGCCGAGCCTATGAATGGTTTTCTTGATGATCTGCCGGATTTGGGGCTTCCCGATCCGCCTGTGAGAAGGCGACGACCGCCGCCTGAACGGGATGAGAAAGATACGCCCGTTGTCTATTACGTCAAGGTCAAATGCCCCAAGTGCGATTCGGACGATTGCCCGATTTATTCGAGTGAGGTGCCGATCCGGTATCATAAATGCCGTGCTTGTGGCCTCACGTTCAAAAGTATCGAGCGGAAATAAATTTTCATGTTGTTACCAGATTCTGGTAAAGAGCCTCTTTTCATCTTCCGGATAGAGAGTACATTTATGTGAAAACCAAAAGAAAATTACGGGCATAGGCGGAGTAGCTGCCGCCGAGATGCTGTAATCATCGAGCCTATTACAGGGGCTTCGGTGAAGACCTGAACAACCT